GCTTGCTCCTGCGTGTAACCATCAGGTGCAATAGATGTAGCCTCTTCTTCTGTTTGTTTACTACCAGACCATAGCTCTACACCTAGACCGAACCTCATACATGCACGTTTGAATGCATCAGACTCTGCATCTTTAAGATTGTTACCATCATTGAACTTAGCATTGCCAAGTTTGAAGGTATCAACGTCACCGAAACCATCGTAACTACCCATACCTTCTATGGTTATAGTACCTTTAGCTCCTACTATTCTCTTCTCTCCATTATGTGTACCATATACAGGTTCACATGACCAAGAGTATGTCACACCACTATCACGTAGTCTTTCTACATAATTAGCATGTGGTACGTAGTCTCCGAATTTTCCAGCTGGTGCTTTTTTAACTAGCTCCTGTGGAAATGGGGACAACAAGTCATTGTTATTTGTCATAACATTCCTTTCTTACTTTCTTCTGCCGAATTGCAAGAGTGCAGAGGCAGAAGGAAGTTTCTATTCTTCTTCTGTATTCAAGTCTACTAGGTCAGCGATATTAGTTACACCTCTTTCTAAAGGTATTAACTTCACATCGCCTTTATCGTTAGCAAGTATTATCTGGGGTCTATCACCTAGTCCAGAGTATTCTATACTTGTCAACTTCCATTTAGACTCGACAATTAAGTTAGCCATATACTTATTATACTCACGCATCTTCTAAATTTACAAGGTATTCAGCTGTTACTCCTTGACCTGGCTTTGCAAAGAGTAAGTACTGACATGGTCTACCCATGCTAGCAAGCTGCTCTTGTGCATAAGTGTTATAACTCTCAGTACTACCGTTAACCCACAGTCGTATGTCATTGACGTACATAGTTGTAGGTGTATGGAAGTGACCAGCTATTGCATAGTCAAAGTCAGGCATTAACTTAGCTGATGCTAATGCTTTCCAACCTAGTAGTTTCTTACCGAAACCATACCAAGGGAAACCACCATGTCCTCTTACGTTATCACCATGCCATACAAAAAATCTACACTTCTCACCTAAGTCTGCGATACCAAACCAATGTTCATCACCTGTAGGTATCTGCCATGTTATACGTTTCTCGTTACCATATATCATAGACATTATTTTACCTAGCATTCTATCGCTGTTGCTGTCAGGATGATAGTCTTTCCTAGCTCTACCACCAAGGCTGCCATGATTTCCTATTACCCATGTAACATCTACTTCTTCAAAGTTAGCAAGTAATATGTCAAAGAACTTTGTCAATATTCTGGGACCGTCTACTGTCACTTGGTTATATAGACTAGCATCTATCAAGTGTTGCTGACCTGGGAAGATTAGCTCACCTTCTACTATATCACCAGCTACTAACACTGCACATTTCTTTACTGTATGTGCATGTCGTTGAAGATTTGTCAAGGTTACTATCTTATTAGCGTACTCAATGACACGTGCCTCAGCTACTTCCGTGCTATAATCTGGAGTTACCTTAGCTAATTGAACGTCAGATAATATAGCTACTGCTATCTCTTCTGTTTTATTTTTCTTAGATACTATAGGTTTAGGTATCTTAGGTTTATCCCACGTCCTTAGGTTAGTGTGTACTGCCTCTAATAAAGCTTCAATCAAATCTGCTTTTTTATTTTTGGCTTTGTCTAATTGCTTTAATAAGCGTAGGTTATCTGCTTTAAGTTGCTGTATCTTAGTTGACTCAGCCTCAGCTAATAACGCTTCTATGTTATCTATCTTTTTATTCTTTGGCATCTTCAGCTATATTCTGAAAGTGATTTCGAACTGCACTCTCGCTAATTTTTATACCAAAGTTTTCTTTTAATAATCTTGAAACAACATATGGTTTAATAGGTCGTCCTGCTTTTACTATAACTTCACATCCTTCCCAAAAAGGCATTGCCTCTTCGGTTATTCTACTGTTAATCGCACTGCGTTTGCCTGATTCTGCCTCGGCTAGCATTTCATTTATATCCATACTATTCATTTTATTAGTTTATTATTCAAAGTCAAGCATCTAATCGTGCAACGTAAGGGCATAATTATACTAACCTATGCTCCCAGGTTTGTAACATCTAGCATAAAGTATTGACTCACCCTTAGGTTCTATCTAAATACTTATCGTCTTAGAGTACAACGGTTTTGATGTGCATCCTCGCAACATCTACTCATGCTTACGTTGCCACCATAGAATGTTTAATTAATATTACATAATATCTCCTTTCATAAAGTGTACGCAGAGCTGACACGCGTGAGTTACGAGTGACCAACCGATGGTCACGAAGTAACGTAACGTGTGTAGGGCGGGCGTACATGACTTAGGTATGCGTAGAGGTGTTCACTATGGGTTGATTGTTGTCATTATGAAGTAAAACCTGTTGCAGATTCTCTCTGCACTCTATTCCTCTACATGATTGTAGCTTTACTAGAGGAAAGGAACCCCAGCACACTTGCGTGTTACTACATTCCATACCACTATACTACATTCAGTTTTAATGCATACTTTTTAACTTCTTCTATATCTTTTAGATTAATAATTTTATTCTTAGTACATGTGTCATAACATTCTTTAAGTAAATTAAATCCTGATGCATTAGTACCTGCACCAAATACATACATATCTGATACCCATATTCTACGTGCTGGCATAGTAGCCAACCAGTCTAATGCTGGTCCATCTACTACGTTACCCATACCACTATGTCTCTCTAGATATTCTTCTGGTACACGCTTACCATTTCTTGCAATGATTCTTAGTGTACCTTTGCTACCCCAACCGTTATACATAGCTATGTTAACAGCTGGTAGTATGCTCATTATTTCTAATATATCATTAGCATTAAAGGACATAGAACCTGATGCATCAATAAGTATTGTGCCACCAAGTGTGTTTTGTTTCTGTTTGAATATCTTTCTATCTATACAATATCTACTAATATACTTTGGATTAGTACCAAAGTCAGCAGGTCTGTATGCTCTAGAACCTTTAAGTCTACCTTGTAGGTTGACTGTTAGTGGTGGTTCTTTGATAGTCATTGGTCCCCAATGTCCCATAACTGAAGTAGTATGGTATCTCATATTTTCTATAAGATTATTACGCATACGTTTTTCTAGTTGGGTTGTATCTAACTCTTCACTCTCAGCATTACCTTCCTGTTCAGAATCCTCATCCTCTTCCTCACCTATACCAGGTGTCTCTTCAGGTTGAACAACATCCTCACGTTCTGGTTTGTCCATGAATGTATTAAGTACCTGTGACAATCCTTCTGCAGTCTTTTGTACCTTACGATAACTAATTGTTTGCCCATATCTATGGTCAATTATCTTATTAACAAAGACTCTAATAGTATCTAACGCAAACTGTATTTCTGTTCGCCTTAGCTCTGTAAGATTCTCATCTGCTGTAGCTTTACTTAACTGGTCTATTACATAATTGTATTGTTCACTGCGTTGTATGAATCTTTTACTCTCAACGTTAGTAGTACTGTATGCATTTATACCATACAATATCACATCAGCTATTGATGATTCGTATATATGCTTTTGTATTTCTACATCTATTGTGATTTTACATTTAGTATATTCATTAACATGTAAGTTTGCTTTACCTAGTAGGTGATTGATACGTACACTTTCTAGTACATGTACTGCTTCACTCCTAGTACCACGCAGTAGTTTACCCATAGTTTTAGGTGACCATTTAGAATGACCTAACTCGTGTCGGCGTAACATTCTACTATGATTGACACCACATACAACACAATCCCTGTCCATAGGTACATACATCTGTCTATTAAGATTGTCTGTCCTTGGTTCAGCATCGGCTACTGTAGTTTCCATGACATGCCACTCCTCATTAGTTACTATCTGAGGATATGGATATGCTTTAGACATTAGATACACTAAGTGTAATAGCGTCTACTAATTCTTCTGCTTTGTCACCGAACACTAGCTTACCTGCAGTTTGTACAGTGAAACCTTTCTCTTGTAATGCAAAGAACTCTGTCCATGCACGTACTGAGATGCGTTCTTCTGGGTCGTCTATCAATGTAGTATCAGTGATGACATCACGCCACTCTTCTGGGAACTGTGCCATTGCTTTTGGATGCACTGTATCTACATGTATCTTGACAGGGAACCTGTCTTTTAGTGCAAGAGGCAATGAATCTGGTGTACTGTTCGTGGTAGCTACGACTTGAAAGCCTTCAGCTGGTCGAACTGTTTCCTTAGTATCATTGTTAAGTGTTAACATTGCTATGTCTTGGTCATCTAATATTGCATGCAAGAATGTCATAGCATCTGGTGAGGCATGGTCTATCTCATTGATAACTAACCTACCACCATTACGCCATGCTTGTATAGCAATACCATCATGCCATTCGAAACCACCGTCTGCACTTGGCTTGTAAAAACCTTCCAAGTTTGCAGAGGCTGTGTCCTCTGTCATAGTTATTTGGTACACGTTAGGGTTACCTTCCATGTCCATAGGTGTGCTAACTTTTACTGCACTGTATGTCTTACCAGTACCTGGAGGACCGTGTAATAACACACGCCTCGACTTACCTAGTACTGAACTTACCATCTTCCAACAATCATTTTCCATTGTTTATCCTTTCTATATTATCTCTTCATTTTTCGGTAACCATTTACAATAAATGTCTATGGTACCTGTATTATTTTTTCTTTGTTCTATCTCAAACTTACCACGTGTGGCAAGGTGAGCTATGTTACGTTGAGTCATAGTCTCAATGTTTGCTTTGACACCGCTTATCCAACTGTCTGCGGTACCTATTATGTACCACATATCTGGTGTTGATAAAAGTATCTTTACTTTTTCATCTGTTAATAGACTAGGTTGTTTACCTTTTCTATTTACATACCTTTCAGGTGGAGTCGCTGGTCTCATATCTTTAGGCATCATCTGCTATCTCCTTTAAGAAATCCTCGGCACGTGTACCAATAGATTCTTGTAGCTTAGTTATGTTTACTTGTGTTAAGTCAAACAGTTTTTCTTCGTCTTCTGTTAAGTGGCACTGTATAGATGTTGGTTCTATAGATAACCAATTTCTAAATAGCAATGACTCTACTGTTGTCTCTTGAATATTATTTATTTCTTCTTTAGTTAAGCTATCTTTACCTTCAGCAAGTGGATGGTCCGATATAAAATCGGTCATGTCTTCTGCTTTAGACATCAATACTATTTCCATAGCACGTTGTATTGCCTGTTGATTAGATTCTGCTGGAACTATTATATTAAATACAATAGGTTCATCATCTGGATTTAGATGCATATGTTCCTTGTCATCATGTCCATCATCTAATACATAAGCAATAGTAACTGTGTATTCTTTTGTGTCTCTTTTGTTCGCATGTATATGCGTCATAGTTATTCCTTTCGTAGTCGGTTAACGTGTAAGTAGAACCGACAGAGAAAGCAAGGGCAATAGCTCTCAGCTGTCGTGTTCTACTGCGTTTCACTCGTCTGTGTTAACGAGAGAATTGTGAGGTGACATAGTATATAAATCATACTCATGTGCCTCGAATGTTATTGATGAATCACTATCAACTAGTGATACCATATGGTCTATCTGCGCAATAGCATCGTCAGCACTTGTGTCGCTACTGTACGTAAACGAAACAGTTAATATGTTTATATCATACTTCATATTCTCATCTATGTATGCGTAAACTTGGGACATTATTCTTCCTCAATTAAAATGGCATACAATTTTGCAGATTTATCTCTTGTATTTTGCGCACATTTATATTCTATTGTCATATTATATTTATTCTTTAGTTTATTTTTGAAGTAAACTGCAGAGGAATTGTAACTTCTTACTTGGTTTAAATAGTTATCTTTACCTTCAACACTCGCCATTAAAAACCATTGATTAGGATTATCTTTTAATGTTTGTATGTTATCATCACTAAATATTCTACTACTTGCACCTGGTCTAACGTTATTTACTACGCTAGGGTCTACTGCTTCCATTATTCCTCCTCGTCTGTAACAAATTCACCTTCGTAACCTGTTATTAATTTGAGTACTTCTGTGTGCATAGATAATTGTTTTTGTATTATCTCTGATAAGTCAACTAACTGACTAACTGTATGTTCTAATTGTTCTAATGTTTTAGGCATCAGTGTCTTCCTTTCTTAGGTCATATGCTATTTGATTTAAGTCCATCATCATAGCTTTAGCAGAATCATCACCGTCTTCATTCACACGTTCTGTGAAATCTTCTCTGAATGAATCGTTAGCTAATACAATAGCCATAAACTTAGCTTGAAACTTGTCATCATCTTCACCTATTTTATCTACTATAGCTAGCTGTATTCTACCTAACATACCTACTTTTTCTGTTAAGTCTTTAACAGTTTCTGCTAATAGAATTAGCGCGTCATGATTTTGTTCGTCCATATTATTCTTCCTCCATAATTTTATTTGCTTTTGTTACCTGATATTTAATAGCTTCCTCAAACATACGAGTGAATCGTTTAACCTCTGGTAGTACACCATTCTTGTTATTATTCCAGGCATTCAGGTCACCTAGCGTCCACTGTATTATACGAATGAGTTGTTCTCTAGTTAGATTATCTAACATGTTGTTCCTTTCTGTATGTCTTGTCTGTCGTAGTGTAATAGTAATACGACAGACAAGGCAGTTAGTATATTAGTTACCGAATGGGCTATCGTCTTCGTCTGGTTCGAAGACATCCTCGACTGCCCATGCTTTTGGTTTGATGTTTAGAAACTCCAAGTCCTTTGTTTGTATCTCAATGGCTTGGGTGTCATGGTATGTACCAACTGCTATGTTGACCATATCCTCTAGCTTTTCGTATTGATATTCTGAAAGTAATTCTTTCATAACATCCATTGCATTTTTTATCTGTACTATATCCATTATAGTTCCTTTCTATTTGTTTATTCGTTAGTAGTTGAATGCTATATTCATAGCTATCATTAATACTATAAAATAAAATGTGAGTGGTCTCATATAGTCATCCTTTCTTTTAATAAATCATAATCGGTAGTAGCTACTTCCAGGTGCTTTCGCCTGGGCTACTTCACTACTACCATTTAGTGTTATGTTACATAGCTAATCCATTTACATGCATCCTTTCTTGCTATCTTAGACTTTATTCTACCTACATACATAACGTACATAGGTAGTATAAAACCTACTTGGTTTTAATAGGGTGCAGTTTCGAGTTCATCGCTTACAGCGACTTCCTCTACTGCTACATCCTCCGAGGCAGGTGCCTCAGATGCAGAAGCCTCACGAGACTTCTTAGATGTTGGGCTGGCGTTATGTAAATCCATCAACGCCCATTTGTTGATATGGATTGGGAATGTCTCTTTCACTCCCTTAATGTAAGTGGTGATGAACGTAACATCTTTCCACTCGGTGATAGGTTCACCTGTAATACCGCATACCATAGGGTACGCTATTGGTTTTGACATAAGTATATCCTTTCTATTATTGGCTTATGCTTGACATATATTATCTATATACATCAGTTGTCTGTCCGACTTCGCGTTAGTCGGAAGGACAGACAAGTGATATATACTAGCAGTGGTACTGCAAGAATATATAATCCACATTGTGTGTGGCGTCACATTCGTGACAATAGTTTATAGTTTTAGTATCCATAACTTCCTTTCAAATTAGTTATACATATCTTCTATTATGTAGTCATCTACATACTCTTCATCATTCATAGTGCACCAACTATTAATCCTGCTACATTATCTGGACTATTGTCCATACATGTATTGCAGAATTTATAAGTTATATCACTATATATTTTATCTATAAAGATAATTCCATTATCTTCATTACAACAATCATTCATAATATCCTTTCATATTAAAAAATTAAATAAAGCCCCGTACTCCGAAAGTTCGGAAGGGGCTTTAATTTAAGTATTATCTAAAGAGTGTTAGTTGCTTAATCTTATCAATACGTGTGAGTTCACGTGCTGATACATCCCAAGCATTTTCGCCATTAAGATATACTTTTGGCGCACAATCTTTATAGTGTATATTAAGTGGATATGTCTTGCCATTGCTAGCAGGTTTCCAATACGCATCCTTCTTGAATACGATAGGGTATAGACATACACGACATAGTTTCTTATTAGTAAATTTATCCATTGTTATTCCTTTCTTATTAAATAGATAATAGTTAACGTAAGTCTTACGACCTCCGCGCGAGTCGGAGAGTAAGACGTTAGAATAGTTTAGTACAAGGATTACATAGATAGTCATCTATGTCCCCGTCATAGTAACTAGTGTCAGTAGATGTACACATTAAACATTCATTCATAGTAAATCCTTTCTATTCATAAAGATGTATAGGTACATTAAAGAACTATATATCTCTACAAAATAAATACATATGGTGTCAGACTGTCTGACTTCCGAAAGTCGGAAGGACAGTCTGTTACCTATGTAGAATATTTATGTACTGTCTATAAATCTATTACTATATATAACCTATGACTACCAGATGTCAATCTGGATGTTCTACATATAGTACGTAAGTCTAAAAAGATATGCTGGTAATACTGTAGGAAACCCTGTCTGTATGGGCGTTAGCGGGCATTAGTGTTATTGAAGCTAACTAAACCTGTTTATAAGTCCTTGGGTACTGCCTTTGTCTTTCTAGTGTACTGTCTTGCCAGTCAGCAGCTTTCCGCATCCCGATTGCACCTTCACCTGTAACAAATTACTTGTGTTTAGTGTTTGTATTTGAGAGTATGTTACCATATAATTAGCACTACGCAAACATCTACAGGAAGATAGTTTTTTATGGTCGAAACATCACACAATGTAATCTGTATAGCAGAGGGTTGTAGAAAGAAATTAACAGGTAAACAGCGTAAATTCCACTCCCCTACCTGCCAAAAGAGACAGTTTGCTAAAGATAAACGACATAATAAGAAAGTTGACACAAAACCGATTAATATAGAACGTAAGTCTGACGAGGGCGATTATGCCAGCGTTAGGCGAGGTCAGTATTATCGAGCTTTTGTAAGCGAAGGAATAGCTGACCAAGTTGCAACAGGCGATATGACGGTAGCACACGCTGCTTCCCTCCTTGGCTGCACCTCTGCTACTGTCAGTCGCATGCTCGCTGCCTACAAGATTGATACTAGAAACTCAGTAGCTGCCGAAGACTGGGAGTTATCTACTGACGCAAAGGATGCATTAGAAAATTTCGCTATCTTCCGACAAAAATACTTCCGAACCGAACTAGGTATGCAGTATGACACCGCTCCTTTTCACACTAACTGGATAAATAACATTATAGATAGCATAGAAAACGGTAAAGAGTTACTTATCTTAAGCCCCCCTAGACATGGAAAGACAGAACTGTTAATACACTTTGCTGTATATCAGATATGCAAGAATCCAAACACACGTATCATGTGGGTAGGTGGGAACGAAGATATAGCTAAGAATGCCCTTAGCGCAGTCCTAGACGTGCTTGACACGAACGAAGAGCTAAGAGATGCATATTGTGTACCAGGTACATCTTTTAAGCCAGATAACCGTTCTGGTAAGAACTGGTCACAGAATCAATTTACTGTAGGCACAAGAACTGTTGCAGGTATTAAATCACCGACAATGGTAGCTGTAGGTAAGGGTGGAAAGATTCTATCACGTGACTGTGACATAATTATTGCTGATGACATTGAAGACCACCAAACTACTATGCAGCCTGGTGCAAGAGAAAGTACTAGACAATGGTGGACTACAACATTATCAAGTCGTAAAGAGGAACATACAGCTGTAATTGTTATTGGTTCTAGACAACATCCTGATGATTTATATAATCAT